AGGCCGTTGAGCGTCATCATGACCGCCGCCGCTACTTCACGGGGACGGGCAAGGTTGATCTTGTCTCGGTTGAGCCTAAGCCGGGGCATGAGGACCTCCCGAGAGGTTGTCGTAGATTGTGACGGCAAGCAGAATGAGCAGCAGGACGTCAATTGACAGGATCGCGTAGTGTATCTCCGTCATGCGGACACCTTTCGGAGATCCCGGTTACGCTGCATGGCGTCACGGCTGAAGTAACGTTCAGACTTTAGGCCCTCGATCAAAGCCTTACGAGCTTCGTACCGCTGATCCTTAGTCAGGTCGTTCATCGTCAGGCTTACGTCGCCTACAGTGAGACTGTTGTGAGCCGCACCAAACCTTAGTGTGATCTTATGTTTCATCTTAGATCCTTTGTTGGAAATCGAAATGAGCTAGGGGTCACCCTAACGTCCCGCTGTTGCAATCGTTGCCTCAGTGGAGACGTTCAGGCGAAGAAGTATTTAGCGCGGAGTACCTCCTTTATGTCTAGGGTGCCCATTGTGGGCCTTGGTTGGATATCAAGATCTTCCGCGTCCAGGAGGTCGAGGAAGTTGTTCAGGACGTCACCCTGGTACATCTCAACGAACTCAAAGCGGAGAGCGTTGGAGAGCTTCGTAGCGTTACAGGCGTGGGTGCCATAGCTGTCGTGGATCATCGCGTAGGATGTAACCCCGGCGTTCTCCAGAAGGTTGACAGTGCGGAACAGCGCAGCCGCATCCAGCGAATGCACGAAGTTCGGGCTGATCGACGTCGCCTGTTTTGGCGTGTTGATCTTTTCAGTCTCCTCTGGGAGACGCGGCTGTATCGCTCGACCCTGGAGTTTGGTCTTGATAAGGCGCGATCCCATCTCCCGGATGTCCTGGTAGGCCACGAACCCGGAAGGCGTTCTCCACATCAGAGGTCGGTTCTCACGAGAGAGTTCCCGAGAGACACCCTGGAGCCACCCCATGGCTTCACGAGCGGCCACGACAACGTCACCGATGCTTTCCCAGATGATCGTGCTTAGGAAGCCTGTTGCCTTCTTCAGTTCGTCACCGAAGTTATGTTCCTGCCCTCCAGCGATACGCTCCTCGACGGCCTCCTGAACGTACTTCAAGCAGGACCTAGGGGTTCCTCCGTAGGGAAGGACCATGACGGGGCGCTTGGTGATCTTTCGATTGAGGCCGAAGTACACCCAGCCCTGCGCCCATCGCTGCCGGTCGTACGGCGTAGGCCCATCCCCCTCCACTTCTGGGATAGGTGCATCAGTGGAGGCGATTAGGCGCAGCTTCTCCATGGCCTTGTCAGCAACGCGCTGGTAGATGTCCTGAGGCTTGTCGCTGTCTGTGAGGTTGACGGCTTCACCGCCTTTAGGATCGCGTAGCATGGCCGAGAAGTGCTGGAGACCATTGCAGGAACCGTCGAGGGCCACTGCGATATGAGACACGAAGCCTTCGTTGTGCCGGTTCGCCCACTCGTAGCAGAACGCGAGGAAGCACCACGGACTATCTGCCTCCATCCACCACTTGAAACCAAGCGGGTCATTGGCGACTGCGCGGATCAGGACTTCGTTGTCCGCGACCCAAACGAGCCGGTCATGGAATGAGACCTTGTCCACCCCGAAGCAGTTCGCCCCATGGATGGCCAGCCAGTCGGCCCCGTCGTCACCCAGAGGAAGACCTTCGGAGAACCGGAGCAGCCCCTTGACCACGTCGGTCCCCTGAGGGTGGAGCAGCGCCGGTATCGGATACGCCCTGCCCCGGAAATCGAGGTTGTGTGGGAAGTAGATACGTGGCTCACTCTCGAACCGATCTACGAGAAGCATGAGGTCAACCTGACCCTTGCGGGCGAGCTTGAGCGCATAGTTCTCCGTATGGACGTCCCTGGCCTTCCAGCGCCACTCGTTGCGGGCTGTCTCGTTGGTATCGATGTCCAGTGGCTTATCGGGTATGGGCTTGTCGTCCATACTGACTAGACCGGCCTCGCCGGACCCAACAGCTATAAGCTGCCGCATCACGGCCAGGACGTCACCGTTGATGCACCATGCCGTGTTCTGGATGGAGTTAAGGCCCCGGTAAACGCGCCTTAGGTCTGCCTTTTTGAGGAGATCCCGGTGTTCAGGCCGAGCCCTCTTCACCAACGGCAGTGGGCGGATGGCGTTTGAGAAGTAACCACCACCTGAAAGACCGGCCCACGGCTTGGGTTGGATGATCATTGGCATGTAGTACTGAGCCAACTCCTCGCCCCTGAGTACCGAGGCCTCGACCCACTTGGCCGTCTTCTCGGTGATCTGGACGATGTACTGGTCCACCCTCGCCTCCTTGTTGGCACTCGCCGCGCCGGTCAGGATCTCGCAAAGATCTGTAGTGTCAGCGAACAACTCGATCATCTTGAAGCCCAGGTGCAGCCTATCGGTTCCTGTCCATCGATCCCACGGGATGTTGTACTTACCCATGGCGTAGGCCAGGACGGTGCGCTTGTGGGCTGACGTCGCTCCATCGCTTTGCAATCGATCCTCAACAAGCCGGAATTGATCCCGGTTCTCGGTCTCGAACTTGTTGAACCTCGCTTCGTCCTCGATAGCCGAAGCCACCATGCGAGCAAGCGTGGTGTAGCCCACAGACTTCTTCGACATGAGCCGGTTGAGGATTACGCGGGTGACGATGACAGCCACAGCGTCGTAGTTCATGCCGTGGATCAGCTTGGCGGCGGTGGCCTTAGGCCCTGCCTTACCGGCGAACACCGCAGTCACAAAGGCCTCGATGCCACCAGCCAGTGGCCGTATAGCCCTCTTCACGAGGAACGTCCCGGTGTCGGTCTGAGACCCGCGCTCGCCCACGATGTTCTTCTCGTGCCGTACCTTGAACCTCTCGGTCCCCAGGCCAGCCATGGTGATCTCCAGTTGGATCTGGCGTTCGTATGGTGTCATGCTGCCTCCGATAGTGATGGCCCGTCAGGAAGAGCCGCCCACTTGAAGCGGTAGTCTCCCCCTGCTGCACAGAACTTGATGTAGCTCCGCGCCACGTCAAAGCTGTCTTGGTGGATCGTCAGTATGTAGTTGCGATGTCCTAGGTCACCAGCCAGCCCAGCTTTCCGTAAGCTCTTAATGGCAAGATGCTCTGGTGGGACGTTGTTACGCAGCCAGTCCCTCACGCGATGTCGCAGCCTAGTAGGCGTCGGCCTACCGGGGATAACCTTTTTCAACGCGGACGGCATTGTCTGAAGCTCACGAGCCCATGGATCTATGTCTATGATGGCGAACCAGACGACGCCGTCAGACATGATGGAGCGGATCTTGCTCACGGTGCTGGGTACTCCCTTGGTGGATTGGCGTCGAGGTAGGCCTTGCAGGCGTCGTAGCTCATGAGCATCCGGTCGATCCACTCCTCGCACTTGGCTTCACTGTTGCGAACCACAGGGGCCTCCTCGTTGTAATGGATGACGCCGCCCGTAGGTATCATCTTGGTCTCCGTAGCCGGGACCCAGCGCTTGTTCTTGTGTTCAAACTCCTCGACGTACCAATAGAGGGTCGTCTTGGTGCAGATGCGGTATCTGGGCCTTTCGATCATTTTTTCCCATCTTTTTTCTAAGGGTCGATTTTAGGGAAAATTCCATGCCAAAACGGAGGCGTCGATTATCCCACGGATATCCGGCGATACTAGGCTGAAATTTATGTGTTTTCTGGGATAGTTGCCGCAGCGGAGATGCTTTTTACAAAGTCCGGCAGCTTGCTTTTAGGACCGCCGTTTCCGGCCCTAAGATGTTGAAAAGGCCCCACAATTTGCGTGTGGAGCCCTCTCGTGTTTTGTCCCATGAAGGGCCTGTTATTGTCCCTTTTTTCCCATGGTTCAAACAGGTTCAGGCATATACAAGGCGGCTCCTTGTTCAGGTGCCTTGTATTTCGACACGCCCCGTGCTTCGGACATGTCGTAGTCGTCAAACGCCGCGAGGTTCTCGACCAGATGGTCCGTCGCGAGGTCCGCGTAGAACTTCTCGGTCGTCTCCAGGCTGGTGTGACCCAGCCACTTCGAGACGTGATACAGGCGGTTGCCACGCTGCACCTGCCAAGAGGCGCAAGTGTGACGGGCAGTGTACCACACGGTGTCATTGAGGCTTGGAATTGCCTTGCGCAGTTCCCTCCACATAAGGGCACCAGCGTTTACATGCAAGCCCGCCCAAGGACCCGCCAGCCCATTGTCGCGCTGACGGTCGATGGCCGCAATGGCCTCCTTCGGCATGGGCAGCGTACGGCGCTTCATGGTCTTCGTCGTCGTCCCGATCAAGGTGATACGGTCCTTCCCGACGTTGTCCCAGGTGAGGCCGGTGCCTTCGCTCCACGGACGAGCGCCCATGTGGACGAGGAAGATGAAGAAGTCCTTGTAGCGGGACTTTCCCTTCTGCGTGTCGAACCAAGCGACGATCTCCGCATACTCCTTCTCGGTGAAGAAGCGGACCTTGCCTTCCGGCTCAGGTACCTGCTTGAACAGGAGCGGGCACACGACCTGTGCGTGGGTCATCAGCGTCTTGAGGGTTGAGACGTAGTGGTTCTGCGTCTTCACGCCAACCTCGCGGTCATCGCGGAGGTAGTTCAGGAACTCAAGGAGAGTGTCCTGGCTGAACGCCTCGCTCATCGGGGTGTTGGTACCGGCCCACTCGCGGAAGACATTGGCGTTGTAGACTTGGATGTCGGGCCTCCTGAGGCCGGACCAGTATTTCGTCTGGCAGTTCGTGATGGCCTCCCCGAGGGTCTTCTCGGTGGACACCTGGATCTCGCTGGGCTGGATGACCGGAAGGCCACGCTTAAGTCGCGCACGGCTCTCCTTTTCCCAGTCCTCAGCGGCACCTCTGGAGGCGAAGTAGGCACCGTACTTGTCGCCCTTCACCATGAACTTGACTTGATACGAATTGCCGCGAACTACGACGCCCATTCTGCTCTCCTGTTGCGTTGGGGTAGTCTTTTAAGCCCCCACGGGTGCTGCCGGATTACAGCAGCGCCCCGATTGCGTTCATGACCAGTTGGCCCTTGGGCGTCAGGCGTAGACGCTTGTGGCGACGGTCAGTGGGGTCTTCTATCGCACTGACCAGTTCCAGCCCCGGCTGACCACCACGGTGGGTTTTGCCGAGCGCTGCAACGTTACGCGATACTGTGGAGCTTGGGTGGCCAGTCAGGTTGCAGATGTCCGTCAAGGTCCGATCCGGGTTCGCCGCTACTGCGAGGAAAACCTGCATCTGCTGTGCCTGCATCTCGGCGTTGAGAGTGCGGAACACATCGATGAGCAATAAAGCCTTACGTGCCTTGGAGATCGTTTCTGCCTGAGTGTTTGTAAGCATGCCTGTGTTTCCTTTTATTAGTAACGCACTGGCAATAATCCACAGTATCGCAATTATTGCAAGACCTCAGTAGAAGCGTTCCTGCAACAATGTTAACGCGAAGAGTGGCTCACTGCCGTCGTCGGGTTTGATAATTGGGAGCCCCCGCTCTGCGGAGACAGCCGTTAGCTGCTCGATATCCTTGTCCATAGAATAACAGATCTCAAAAGCCTCTGGGTTGACTTCTGAAAAGTAAGCTGATGCCGTGGCGTACAAGATGTTTTGACTTTCTTGGATTGAAGGGGGACCTGCATTGTAGACAGGGATGGGTCTCGATTTCCGCACCCCTGCCGCCTCATTAATGCCCGATTTGTAAGCTGTCCATACTTAATTGTCGGCTAATTGTATGGAGATTGTAGGCATTTCTAATCATACTTAGGTATGAGGTAAAAATGATACACCACGCGCCTGACGTGTACGTAAACGGCCTTACGCGGCGAGAATATACCGAGCGTAACGTTGGCCGGTGTGATCTTCGTGCAGCGTCCGGCTGATCTTGTGTCCCAGGCGCTTCAGTTCGGAGATGCGCTTGGACAGCGACCGGCAGCGCAGGACACCCTGAGCTTCGATCGATGTCACGTCGCCCTTCTTGCGGAGCATCTGGAGGACCTGGGCGGTCATGGGTGCCGTGGGTTCAACCGGGGTGGTCTCTAGGACGCTCTCGATGTCCTCCAGGGCGACGAACCAGCAAGCGTCACTAAGGGATGCCAAGTCCCCAGCGCAGCCGACGCCATTTAGCTCCTCGATGACGTTTGCAATTGGGTTCCATCCCTCCCGGTCGTCGCGGATAAGGATGTAGCCGTATTTGGTATCGTAGATGGTGCCGATGCCGCCGTAGATGCCGCAGTTTACACGCTTGCCGTTGATGTTGATGAGGTCGAGGTTCTTCATGATGTGCCCTTTCGTGGCTTGGTGGATCAGTTGAAGTTGACGCCGAGGGCAGCGGAGCCCCCGATGTGGTAGGCGCTGTTCTTGACCATGGCCGCAGCCGGTGAAGGCATGCGGACGTTGGCGAGGTGGGCGACTGCCGCGATGCGGGCGGCGACGAGCTTGGGGTGGTTCAGATGCACGGCGAGTTGTCCTTGAAAGCGAGGGTGAGGATGATGGAACCGAGGGTGACCGAGGCAGCGGCCCCGGCCCACACGAGTAGCTGCATGGTGGCTAGCGCCGCTTCCAGCATTCGAGGCCCCCCATGATGAGTTGCTGCGTGACGAACAGGCAGACTGCGATGAGGGCGAGGGTCAGGGCCGAGAGACAGGCCATTGCGAGGAGCGGGATGACGGTGTCGGCAATATCAGCCATTGGTGAGCGCCTTTACTTGGAGCCAGAGGAAGCCGACGACGAGGAAGGTCAGCCAGATGTGCCATGAGGCGGCGAGTTCGTGGATGGTCATGCTTTGCTCCGTATGGCAGCTAGGAGGGCTTCGAGGTCGTCTTCCCGGACGAGGTATGTCTTGAAGGCCCGCATGCCTCCAGCGAGTGGGAAGGGGTGCGGTGCGAGGCCTTTGTTAGCGGCGTCTATACGTGCCACCAACAGTTTGGCGCGGCTGCTCATGCTGCGGCCTCCTCGCGGGTGTGCCAGACGGGCGGCTCGTAGCGGATCGGCGCATGGGGGTCCGCGAAGGGTACCCACCAGTAGCCGATGTCGATGATGTCGATCACAGGCGGCGTAGGTTGACCGAAGTGGTCCCGGTACTCGCTCAGGTCCCACCCGTGGATGACGTGGGAGCCGTAGCGCTCCAGCCCGATGTTCTCCCCGGTGACTGGGTTGGCGAAGAACTTCTTGGCGTTGCTGGTGATGATGATGTTACGCATCGGCGTCCTCCTTGAGTTGAACCAGCACCCATACCGAGGCCACCCTGAGGCCTTCCTCGGCCACCTTGTCGGGCCATATCTCCTTGAGCTTCAGCCAGTCGGCCCACTTGATGAGGCGCACCGGCTTACCTTGCCCGTTGAAGAGCATGTACGCCGTCTTCCGGCGATGCCGGGTGATGGACGTGCCATAGCAACTTTCGATCACGCGGTAGTTTATCTTGGAGCTGTTCATCGGCGCTCCCCATTCGGCGAGGCGCATTCGATGATCTCGTAGTGGCCGAAACCGTGGCTGGCGGCGTACCAGTCAGCCTCCGCGTAGGTGGCGAACGGGCCGGTGAAGTCGAAGCCCGCGTTGATGCTTCCAGACATGATGAGGTAGTTCATCGGATCTCAACCTTTCCTGCTCGACCGGCCAGAAGGCGTGCGGTCAAGACTGCTGCTTTTTGTGACTTGTAGTCCCCCAGCGGCGTGTGCCAGCCGGGAGCTACGTGGGTGATGGCCCAGCGGCCTGTGGTGGCCTTGGTGACGATGTAGAGGCTCATGCTCACAGCATTCCTTCATCTGAGATGTGGTAGAGGGCGAAGAGCAGCCAAGCGGCCACCCCCGCCCAAACGAAGATGCCTAGGGCCATCATGCGGCCACCGAGCGGGCATAGGTGCGCAGCGTGGCCATGTAGCCCCGGTAATCGCGGGAGCCTCGGGCGTTGCCCAGCCAAGCGACCACGGTGGATGCGCGACCCTGGCCGAGGAAGCGGCCTCGTGGACCATCGGGACCAGCGGTCACCCACTGGCCTACCGGGAGAGCGGCGCGGGCCTCGTCGGAGAGACCCCAGATGTCGAGGGTTGGGGCGTAGCGGCTCATCGCGCAGCCTCCCGTTCATTGAGGAGGATCATGTCGGCCATCTCGCGTGGGTCCGTTGGGCAGTCGTTACCACCGCGCGGTGCCCAGTGGATTGCCCGTAGGAAGGCCGGTACGAACTCCCAGTCGTATGGGATGAGTTCTTCCTTCTCGTCTTCCGTCAGGACGTCCCAGACCTTCAGCATGAAGTCCGCGAGGTCGATGGCCGCGTGGCGCATCTCGACGGTGCCGTAGTTGTCCCAGAGCTTGCACATGCTGATCAGGTTCGGGCTGGTGACCGGAGTGAACCTGTGGTGGCGGGCTGGGTTCTCTGGGTTCGACGCCCACCAGCAAGTGTTCGCCTCGATCATTGCCTCCCACAGGCAGGTGGCGGCTTCCATGTGGAGCTTGGTGTAGGTGGTGGTGGTCATGATCAAAGCCCCCTCGTGATGAAATCCATGGCGTCGTTGGCGGACATGTCAGAGATGACTTCATCCTCATTGCCGTGGACAAGGAAGACCGAGCCCACAGAGATGCCGTACTCGCGGAAGCGGAGTGTGGTTTCGTCGGTGGCCGCAATCTCTGCGGTGATCGCTTCGAAGTCCGTGGACTTGACTAGCGCCCACTCCTCCCCGTCGTAGACCGAGATGGTCCAGCCCTGCTGCAAGGCGCGGCGGATGAGTTTCGTGATGATGCGAGCTTCGGTGGCGCTCATGTGCTTAGGGTAGGCCATGGTGATACTCCCGTTGATTGGATTGTTGCAGTAGTGGATAGCTTAGGCCGCGCGTCTTTCGAACGCGTTGACCTTGCTCGCAGCCCCATGGGCCATAATGACGATGTCGGCCTTGGCCTTGGACGAGAAGCCACCACAGGCCACACAAGCGGCGCAGGTGGTCTTGAAGCCAGCTTCGGCGCTGGCAGGGCATACGACCTCGCGCTTGCCAGCCTCTTCGCCAGCGGCACGGACACGGAATGTGCGCCATCCCATGGCCTTAGCAAGCTCGCGGTCCAATGCGGTATCGCAAGAGGCCATGCAGTATTGCTTCAGGCGCTGGTCACAGTTGCGCCATTGGTGCGAGTAGCCGGTAACCGCTTCGGTATGTTCCAGCCACGTAGCCAGCAGATCGTAAGGGATGGCAGCGCCGTCACCATAGGCACCGACGCGGACCCTAAGACCACGGAGGATCTCTGCGGCCTCCTCTGGCGTGAGCGTGGGATAACCGCCGCGCATGAAGGTTTTCCAGATGACAAGCGGTGCCTGAAAGACCGTGACGTAGCAGGAGCGGTTGACGTTCCGGCCATCGACGATGATGCCGCGATGCGGGCAGTCACCACAGATAGAGGCATCTTCGCCGGTATGCGTGGCTTCGACGGGCGACAGGTCTTCCCGCAAGATCCAGAGTTGGACCAAGTCGCCGGTTTTGGTGTTGCGAGAGCCCTTGCCTAGGCCCGTGGCAATTACCACGATTGGCTTACCGTCGAGGAGCGAAGGGCCGCGATAGAGAATTGCACCGTTCATTGTTGTCGTTCCTGCAAATGTTGCGCTGTGGCAACGGGTTGGACATAGTGAGCCCGTGGTTAGCCCACGAGCCTCTATGTTCACCTGCGGCGGTATGAGGACTGGTAGACCCACACCATGGATGCGATGGAGAGTAGCGCTGTGGTCATGGCAGCTTCTCCTGTCCATCGAAGCATTTGGCAGCGCCTAGGTAGTCGCGGCGTTGCTGATATGTGTAGCCGTCGCGCTTGTTCATCGACACGGCGGATACCATGCGGCGGATGATAGGCGCGGTAGTCCTAGTGCAGAAACTCCCGTCTACGCGGCACCATCCCTTGCCGTGGTTCACGGCCTTGCCTTCGCCTCTTGCTTCGAGTTGCATGGCGCGAGTGATTTTGTTGCTCATGCTGCCAACTCCGCGATGAGGTAGGCATTGACCGGGGCCGTGATCTCCGCATCCCAATGCTTGCGGGCGGTTTCGATTGTGAGCGTGTCAGGTGCCGTGGCCATGCAAACGGCCATGGGATGCTTGTCTAGGTAGCGGATAAGTTTAGTCGCGTTGCCCATGGTAGGCTGGCTTTCGTATGCGTCGATTAGCTTGCGCATTTTGCGTGGCTCCCTTGCTGACATTGGCCAATGGCGCACACCTTGCGATGCGGCCCTTGACTAAGGCCAGCGGCCCTAGGGTAGTTCGCGCCGCCCCAAGATTGGGACAGCGAATGTCTGGTTTTTCGACGGCGCAAATAGCCCTGTTCTCGGTCACCAGAGCGGCTTTGCTGGCCTCTCGTCGGGCGGCTTAGGTCTTAGGCCTAAGAGCCTTTCGAGCGCTGCGTTCGCTGCGTTCTGTATGGTGACACCCTTGTCAGGCGGCTACCGTCTAGTAGTGAAGTCTATTCAGTGCCATTCGCGGCTGAGAAAGAACCGAAGCGACCCTAGAGCCCTCTTCTATCGAACCGCTGGAACCGGCCCCACCCCGCCCCGCGCCGAAGCGCTTCGTTTGGTGTGATTGAAAGGTCTCATATCGCCTCCGTTTGGTCAACTACTCCGGCAAAAGAAATATCAATAAAACGACAAGCCATTGAAAACGCACCGATATTTCTGCATTCGGCCGGCTCGTAGCCATTCCCTTGACTGGAAAGGATTACCGCATACGCGATACGCGCGGACTAGAGAACACGCACGTAGGGCCGGACGATCACCCTAGGCCACCCTAGGACCGCGCCGACGGCCACCCTGCCCGCCAGACCATGCTACCAGGCATTCACTAGCATGCTAATGATTAGCTAGCGTATCACTAGGGTGCTCACTGGTAGGGTGCGCATAGGTAGCTGGCGTATCGTTAGGGAACTATTGATTGTGCAAGGTTTACTCGAGTGCGCTTAGGTCGCATACGATTAGATCGCATCGACACCGATTGGAAGCGATACACTCGTGTACATTTCAATCGTATCCGCTTTAATCGCATCCGATACCGGCCAGACCCTAGCCACCCTAGCCACCATAAGCTACCACAGCTTGTAACATGCCCAATGAAATCAATAGGTTAGCCTATCCCATGGGCAATTCGTGGGACACTCCGGCCAGCCATCGCAACTCTGAGGTGGTACCGAGGCGCCCTCCGGCCAACCCTGAGGCGAACCGAGGGGGCATGGGGGGTTTGGCGCGGTCATTCTTTCTCATGATGCCACCAAAGAAGTTTGACCCAAAAACATCCCGAGGTCACCCAGGTACCACCGAAGCTCGCCCTGGCTGGCTTAGGCCTCGTCACGAGGTGCACTCCCTTGGGATACACTCCGGTGGTCTCTGGTAGTCCTTAGAGCCACTGAGGTTGACCCTGGTCGTGTCCAGTGGGCTTCAGTGGCTCTGAGGTAGTCCTTAGGTTGGGGTCCCCTATCGGGTAGTCCCCTCCCCACTGGATCTCATCAGGTATGACTAGGGTCACCCATCCATTCCCATCGGGTATGACCCTGGTGGACCTTAGGTCCTACTATAGGTAACCTTAGTATGCAGGAGGGGACCCGTGCTAGGGGTCACCCTAACGTCTTAGGTGGTCTGGGGTGGTCCTTTAGAACCAGCGAGGGCTAGCCCGAGCGGCACCATCCCCGAAGTCATCAAGGAACTTGTCTAGCTCCCGTTGGAAGGCATCCTCCTTAAGCTGAGCCTGGGAGGTCTTGTCGTTACGAGAGAGGAACTCGACCCAGTAAGCTACAGCACCAGCCAGGGCGTCAACACGGTCGTCCTTGGCCAGGGAGCCCCGCTGAGCGGTGATACGGGTAAGCTGGTACATGAGGCGCATGTAGGTCTGCTCCTCCTTCGTGTAGCCCTCTGTGGACGTGTAGTCCCACTCGATGACAGCCTCGTCCACGATGAGACGATGGGAGTTCATGATGGGCTCCAGGGTGTCGATGATGCGGACCTCCTTCTGGTTCTTGGCCCACTCGCTGTCCTCGATCTCCACCTTGTAGGAGGCCATGCTCTCGTTGCGGAGAAGCTGGGCGAACATACCGTCACCGAAGTTCGGCTCGACAATGATCTTGTTGACCTTCTGCTTAGCGGCCATCTTTAGGATATCCTTGAGGACCACGGTGTCGTAACCCTTGTTGCGAGCCACGCCCATCCCGGTGAGGAACAGGTTGCCGTGGAGGTGCTTGACCACAGCCCAGACAGTCTCGTCACCACCGCGACCGGAGGGGTCCACGAACATGACGCTGCCTTCATAGGGCAGAGATTCCTTGTCGTACCACATAGGGCGGTGATAGCGGTCGCCTGGGAGGCCTACGGCCTGGAGGTGGTCTAGGACCTGCTCACGCCCTGAGGCCCACGAGAGAGCCTGTGGTGCCCTGTTGTGGTCAAGTGGGAGGACTATGAGATCCGACAGCTTGAGGGGGTACTTGTCCGCGTCAGACAGGCTGGTGTCGAGCATGAACTGGAGGGCGAAGCCAGAGCGACCATAGGACAACTCTCGTTCCCTCAGGTCCGTGCTAGAGAAGCGCCCTGGGTCCGTAGGGCTACCAGAGATGTCCTCACCGCGATCAGAGGCGTCACTGAGAGCCTTCGTGATGATGGGAGCTAGTCTCGGCCCGTACTTCCCTAGTTGCTCCTCAGTGGGATACCTGGCTGTCCAGACACGCATCACGTAGCCGCGCTCCGGTAGCATGTTGTAGAGCGACTGTTCGGACTGGGGTGTGCCTAGGTAGATGACGCGGCCCCCAGGCTTGAGGACGGCGTCGAACTCCTTGACCTTCTCGCCAAGCTGGTCGCGCTTTAGCTGGGTGTCGGAGTTGGTCGGGACCTCGATGTCGTCCGCGATCAGGATGTCAGCACGGCTACCGGCGATCTGCGAGTTGATGCCGAGCGACTTGACCGAGGGTGCATGCGAGGCGGGCGCAGGGCCGACGTCGAAGGCGACCATGGAGGATCTCTGGTCTGGGCCAGGAATCAGGTGGGCGCACATCGGCATCTCGCGGATGATGCGGAGCGTAAAGGTCGAGAAGTCGTCCGATCGGTTCTTTGATGCGGAGATGACGAGGATGTTGAGGGCGGGGTTGCGCAGGAGGCACCAGACAACGAAGGCCGAGGTGATCCACGATTTACCAACTCCGCGGAACGCCTCGATCACCGAGCGGCGCGGGCCGTTTTGCAGGAAGTCTGCGATGTCGTACTGAACCGGGGTCGGCAGCTTTCCGTCGAGGAACTGCTTCCAGACGAGGAACAGGAAGTTCTTGAAGTTCGAGAGGATTGGATCGGTAGTCTGTGGTTTAGCCACGAATATTCCTGGTGGTGGAGAAATCGGGCCACAGGGGCGCTCAAGGGCGAGCTTCGGCTACCTCGGATGACCCAAGGGTCCAGAGAATGCTAAAGCCCGTCAGTGAGGCTGTGTGTGGCGTTTAATGGAAGGAGGCGTCTTCCGCGTACTCGCTACCGTCGAATGGTAGGCTGTCCGCGATGGAGTTCACCTTAGGATTGCTGTTGGGTGCAATGGTCGTGCCGGTGTCCTTAAGGAACTGCCGGATGACGTTGAAGGTCGCCGCGTCGGGGGTTACCTGTTGGATCTCGCCCTCTTTGTCGACAATCGTCTTTCCCTGCTTGAGGAGCTTGGCCAGTTCGTCCGCGAAGTTGTCGAACAGGTTGGCCAAACTCTCAGTGTTTGTCTTCATTGCGCTTCTTTATCCAGTCTACGGTCTTGGACACGATCTGGACGGTGAGCCAGATAGCGCCGAGGATGGGGGTGATCGTCGCGGCCACTTGTGACACCTGAGTTAAACTCGGGAGCCAGAATGGGGTCATTACTGCGGTTGTCGCTACGACGGTGGTGTTATGTTCCACAATGGTCATGCCTGTGTGTTCGCTGCCCATAGCCAAAGGGTGTCTAGCTGTTCAGGGGTGATAGAGTACGTCGCCGTGAAGGACACGACGAGCGGGTGAAGACGTTGGAAGCCGGTACACTCTTCGATGTCGATGAGGGCGTCTTCTCTGGTTTCCTCGTCGGGGATGAGGTTGATCTTGGCGATGACGTCGGCCTTGTAGACGCCGATCTGACGAGCCGCCTTCCAGAACGTGGGTGGCGTGAGTTCCGGGAAGTCGGCCCTGAGTTCATCCGGGGTGATCTCTGGTTTCGGGAGGATCACTCCGTCCCTGTAGAGCATGCCCTCCTCGATCTCCCCGTGGTGGGCGTCAATACCGAGGACCGTGCGGTCTCCCGGCATCAGGCGTGAGGGATCAAACTCGACGTTGGTGATGACACCGTCCGGTGACACCATGACCCACGTTCCGTAGATCGCGTTGAGGAAGTCACCACCTCTCTCGTCCCACTCGGTGAGGCCACGGCGGATGTCGTACCAGTCATGCCCCTCTTCATTCTCGAAGAAGATGATGCCGGTGGTAGTCTTGGGCTGGAAGTGCCCGAAGTTCGTGATTTCCATTATGCCTCTCCAAAGCCTACCCAACCGCGAACAGGGTCGTAGACTTGAATGTACTTGTACTTACCCTGGCTGATGTTACCGGAGCCGTTGCTGACTAGGCCGTGCATCATGGAACCAGCGGGGCAATCCCAGTTGGTTCCGATGCCTGCACTTCCAGCGGACACGTAGCGGTAGGACATGTTGGCCACGCGGTCGTTGGCGAAGGCCAGAGCACGGCTCTCGATGCGGTTGACGACGGCGGTGTAGCAGTCGTTGTAGCCAAGGTTTGTCCAGATTGAACCTTGAACGTTGCCGTTGGTTTCCAGGAATGCGGCACCTGCGTAGACGGTCGAGCCTACCTTCAGGGCCGACGTGGGCATGACGTATTGGGTACCATCGAAGAACAGGTACCTACCCGCGTTGCCAAGGAAGACCACGCCGGTCGTAGGCGATGCCGCGCGGATCGAGTAGATGTCGCCGGTTGCTGCGTCGATGTGGGTGGAGCCCCAGTTGACCTGACCAGTGAAGGTGCCACCGGACTTCGACATGTAGGCCGTACTGGCAGAGGCAGCGGTAAGGTACGTTGCCGGGAAGTCCGATACCTGCGCAGCCAGAGCGGCCACGTCGAGCGTACCGCTGTTGACTGGGGTCGAGAACGCCTTGATGAAGAACCTACCTATGAAGGCATTGACGCGGGTTTCGGTGGCTGTACGGACGACGCGGGATGCGTCGAAGTTGGCCACGCCCACAGCCGCGTTAACGGCAGCCATCGTGCTTGGGTAGTTCTGGGGGTTGCCTGTTGTGGCGAACGCACCCGTGGCTGTGTCGATACCGCCAGTTGAGCCAGCGACCTTGAACGTGCCGGTGATGTTCTGGATGGCGTCGGCCTGCGTCGTCCCAGCAGTACCAGCGAGGGCACCAGCACCACGCATGACGCGGTCCTTCATGTCTGGTAGTGTTGACGAGCCAAGGTAGGCGTAGAGGTCAGGGTAGATCAGAGGATCGAAGGTACCACCCTCGGCGGCGAGGTAGCCCACTGGCACCGTAGTGCGTGGTAGGAAGATGATCGTACCAACCGGCACGGTGTCCCCTGATACAGGCTTGATGATGTCGCCCTCGAAGGAGGGGGTCTGCCCCACCTCCCCGAGGTTCATGAAGTCTTGGACGTTCATTACGAGGTCTTCTGGAAGAGACCGAAGACGCGACCCGAAGCGTCACCGACGCCGGAACCACGCTGCGTCCAGCCTGCGGTACTCTGGTTACCCGTGCCCTGATACTGGATGAACCGGTAGGTACCATAGGCACCATCTACAACCGAGGTCGTACCAGTGGCACCCGTGGCACCCTGAGGACCCTGAGGACCCTGCGCACCACCCGGACCCTGTGCGCCGGTAGCGCCAGTCGGACCAGCGGGACCCTGAGGACCCGTGGCACCCTGAGGTCCAGTCGGGCCGGTCGGGCCTTGAGCGCCGGTCGGACCAGCGGCACCAGTGGCACCCTTGGAGACCACGATGTCCCAAGTGGTCGGGTTGAGATCCGGGTCTTGGTTGACGCTGTCGGTCACGGACTTCATGATGAAGGACTGGCCATTGCGCGAGACGACATCCTTACGGGAGTACGTCGCCACGGCGGACCACGCGCCTCGCCAGTTCATGCCGTTGCCTTCAGGGCCGGTTGCGCCAGCGGGGCCTTGGGAGCCTGTAGCGCCGGTAACGCCAATCGGACCCTGAGGGCCGGTAACGCCGATAGGACCCTGCGGACCTACGACACCCTGAGGACCTTGCGGGCCTTGGATGCCCTGTGCGCCGATGCCGAAGGAGGCACCAGCGGACCAGTCGCCAGACGTGTTCGTGACCTTGAAGTAGAGCTTCTGGCCGGATGCGTCGAGGTAGGCGAAGCCAGCGGGCTGCGTGTCGTACGCGGCGCGACCAGCGAGGGTGCCGGTGGCGTCAGCTTCGAAGGCTGGACCTACGGGACCGAGCGGACCCTGAGGACCCTGCGGGCCGGTGATGCCGGTGATGCCCTGCGGACCCTGCGGACCAACGAGACCCTGAAGGCCGGTCGGGCCTTGAACGCCGGTCGGCCCAATAGGACCACGGTCACCCACGGGACCCTTGTCGCCCTGAGGACCCTTCGGCATGTCCTGATCCGTGAAGATGCGGAACGCGCCGTTGTTGTCGAAGCCCATGAGGCGGTTCTTGCGCTCTTCGATGGACGGGAGGACGAGGTTCACTCGACCGGCGTCACTCTCGGGCGCGATGATGGTTGCGGTTGCGAGGTAGT